GACATTGTGGCTGAGTTTGTATCATACAGCCAAGATGTTCAGTCTGGTGCCGGACACCAGCGCGTTTGCGTGCTTATGGACGAAGAGCCGAGTGAGTCTTTTTGGGAAGAGCAACTTCCTAGATTGATCGCTGAGAACGGAGACGTTGGTATTTTCCTCACACCAGCGGCCAAGATGACTTGGACTTTTTCTGGACTTTTTGAGCAAGCTGAAATCTTTCTAAGAACACCAGCCATTTGTGAGTTCTACAAGAAACAAGGCGAAGATGATAAGATTGAGCAAGTTCAGAAGACCAGGGAAAAGACTGGAATAGCCGTCCTACAGGCTGCTACGGACGACAATCCAACGCTCAACATGGCAGCAATCAATAGCAAACTTTCCTACGAAGATCCTGACACCGAAGCCACAAGGCGGTATGGAATCTTCCGCCAGGCAAGTGGTCGGGTATTCAAGCAATACGACGCTCGCGTCCACGAGATAGACGAGAACGAGTATTTTCCTCATGGTATTCCGCACTTCTGGACACATGCTCGTGGGATAGACGTTCATCCTCATGTCAACTGGGCATGTGGTGCGGCATCCTTGAGCCCAACGAATGAGATGTTCATCTGGGGAGAGGCGTGGCTCAGTCCAGACAAGTTCACGACTCTCGACATCATATCCGAGTTCTACTCCCGCTGCATGGACTACAAGTTCAAGGTGAACCTAATCGACCCTGAATCCAGGACGATTCAGAAAGATACAATCACACTTCTGGACGACATCAACAGGATCAGTCTTGAACTGAAGAAGGCAGGGAACGGGACAGGCGGCTATTGGACTCCATGGGATACCAAGGGTCTTGTGGGTAGGAACGAGATCAAGATGCGACTCAAGAACAGTAGACTTGTCGGAAGACCGTTCAACAACCTATCGAACATCGAGGGGAAAGGGAAGAGACTTCCCACTCTATGGATCTTTAAGAACTGTCGTATGTCTGCGGAGCACATGAGGAAGTGGAGTTGGGATGTGTGGGCTGACTCCCGCAATGCAGCCACAAAGGATGTGAAGGATTCCCCACAACAGAAGTACAGCCATTTCAACATGGTGTGGGAGGCGTTGCTCAAGAATCCATACTTCAAGGCAACCAAGGTGAGTGTGCCCGATGAGCGTCACGAGGCCAAGCAATACTACCGTTCTGCGGCAAGGAGATAGGAGGGTTACTAATTTGGCTTTAAGGATATATGATTACTACTGTTCAACCTGCGGATTCAAGACTGAGTGTTTGGTATCATTTGATATCAACCCAGACGAACAGCACCCGGAATGTCCGTGTTGTCAAGGGAAGATGGACAAGCTTATGCCAGCACCGATATGGTCATGGAAGTCTGGGCACAGAGGATTCTGAGGAGACACAATGAAGAGAAAAACCATTTCAATACTGGCCGTTTTGATGTTCATGTCACCTCTTCCGTGCTTCGCGGCCGGAAGTTCTGTGTCCTACTCAAGCAATCAGAACTTGGACAATGTGATGCGAACCGTCACACTTGCATGGGTTGGCGATGATACGAGTGGTGCCATCCCTGCAACATCGACGGACTCATTGACACTTACAGGAACAACTCAGACCGTGACGAGTTTCATCCAGGGTTATTACCTTTATGATGTCATGGTGAATCCAGGGTCAACGGCACCGACTGCCGACTACGACATTGCAATAACCAATGCGGATGGGGCTAGCCTAACGAACGGGGCGCTCGATGACCTAAGTGCTACAGTTACCCAAACCAGACGGATGGCAGGATATTCTGGTCCATCCGATACCTGGATGGGTGGTCAGTTTGTTACTGGTCCTCTTACGATTACATGGAGCAACACCACGGTTGCGTCGAGCACCGGGACTGTTACGCTCTACCTGAGTAGATAATGGGGATAGTGAGATGCCGGACTCATGCACAATACAAGTTACAAGAAAAGAGATGAGCGAGTTTTTCCCTTCTGGGATTAACGAGGAAACGGCATATATAGTCGCAAGATCCATTGCTGACATGAAAAATAAATGGCTAGGAAAAACAATAGTAAGTTGCACCTTTAACTTTGATACGTTCACTTACTCTTTCAAAGTATCAAGAGAGCCGATAGATGCCAAGCAAGAAGACACCCAAGCGTAAGTACGACGAGGCGATAGAGGAGAAGGTCTGCTCTGCGTTCTTGCACGAATACGATACGTGCAAGGAGAATCAGCAGACAGACTTCGACGACTTCGAGAGCTATCTGGCCTTACTGGATGCGGAGCGAGGCGAAAAAGACTACGATTGGATGTCTGATATCCATATCCCTGAGTTCATATCTCACATGCTGACTCAACTCAGTATGGATGTTGATTCTTACTGGCAGTCCAGGGACTTTGTTGAGTGCTACATCCAGGACGAATCAAAAGAGGCTCTTCTTGCTGCCGATGCCACCAAGGAGCTTATCAACCGCACCTTGAACCAACGGAGCCTCTACTACTACCTCAAGTTTGTCAGGGCTCGGTTGCTCAACAGGCTCGACGGGAAAGTATACGCCGAATGTCTTTGGAATCAGCAGACCAGAAAAGCAATCACGGCATACCAAGAAGTCATTCAAGAGCTTGACGTTGACATTTACGATAATCCCATTGAAGACCCCGAGAAGCAACTTGCCAAGCTTGAGCTTGTCCAAGAGCCAGTGTACGGTGAGAAGGTGGTCAAGGACCAGTTCGAGTTTGAGATTCTTGACCCGAGAAACGTGTTCACCGACAACTCATACGTCTACTCCATTCAGCAGAAACCGTATGTGATTTTGCGCTCAGAGAAGACCCTATCTCAGCTTAAAAAAGACAAGGACCGGGCCGGATACTTCAACCTGGATCTTCTGGAAGAAGTCGCAACTGGAGAAGAGACGGAGACGGCTCGCGAGACCTACAACAAGGACCAGGACAAAGAATATGCTGTATCAAAGCAGGAGAAGAAGTTCGACGTCTTGAAGAGGTACGGTGAAGATTGGTGCATCGTTGACTTGATGGATGATGCAACCGGACTTCCGAGTAAGGTAAGTCCCGGCGTTGACAAAGACGGAGAGCCTTTAGACGAGGCCGAACTTCACCACGTCATCAAGGAGATGGCCCTGTCGGAAGGAAGCCCAATCCTGATAGCTTACCATGTAACACCATATCTCGACGCAGAAGACAACCCATTCATCCCGGTCATTCGTGGTCTGTGCTACCCTCATCCAGTCGAAGATGGTGGATTCGGTGACGCTCAACATGCCAAGGATCTTCAGAAAGCCATTGACGATACGTTTAACATCAGCCAAGACCGCACCATGTTGGCGACCATACCTACATTCCAAGCCAAGGAACTGAGCCTTGAGGACAACGATACCCTCTACTTTGAGCCCGGACACCCAATGATGGTCAAGGAAATCGGGGATGTGGTCGAGTTCAAGATCGAGGACAACATTGGTGGTGCGTTGAATCAGATGAGCATTCTGTCTTCAAAAATGCAACAGTTTGATGCTACGTTTCCCACGACCATGGGAGATGTTCCGAGCCGTGCATCCACGACCGCTACCGCCGTGGCCGGAGCAGAGGGAAGGTCAAACCAAAGGTCCAACTTCAAGGCCATGACTTTCGAGCATACGTTTGATGCTCAACTCTACTGGATGATCCAGCAAATGACGTGGCGCTTTGCCAAGCCCGAGACCGGATTCAAGCTCATGGGGCAGAAGGTCTTGCACTTCGATCCGACAAAGGATTACTTTTTTAAGCCTCTATCCCAAGCGATTGAGGGAGAACAGAGCAAGCAGGCCAAGATCCGCAATCTTCTCCAGTTCATTCAGGCCATTTCTCCGTATGCTCAAATATATGCTAACGATCCCCAGTTCAAAGTGTTCCTCAACTACTTGTTCGAGAGAAGTGCGGCATACATGGGCGACGAAGTGGTGAACGTGAGCAGAAAGCTTCTGAACCCTGCCGTTGTTCCTCAACTGAATGCACCACAGGGTCAAGGTGGTGGGCAACAAGGTGGAGG